GAGGGTCAGGCCGGCCGGCAGGCGGTCATCCAGGTAGTAGGTGCTGCGCAAATCAATGTCGTTGCCGGTGGGGCCGCCCCAGCGGCAGGTCAACCGCACTTCATTGGGGTTGGCGGTGGCCGCGGCGGTCACCGGCAGGCTGGGCACGGCGTTGATGGCGTTGATCAGCTTCGTCGCCGCCGTGGCCTGGGTGTCCGCCGTGGTCACGCCCACGCTGACGCGCTGGCCGCCGATGTACACCATCAGCTCGCCGCTGGCGGCCAGCGGCGCGACCGCGCCGGCCGCATTGGTGAGCACCAGGGTGCTGGTGGCCACGACGGCGCCGACGCCAGGCGCGATGGCGATGCAGTCGATGGGCAGACCCAGGTCGGCATTCGCTTTCGCCGCGCGCCACATGGCGAACAGCAGGCTGCCTTCGCCGTACAGCGCCACCGCATCGGCCTCGCTGCTCACGGTCTGGATCAGGTTGAGCGCCGCAGACCCGGCGGCCAGTTTGTGGCCCACCAGCAGCAGGCGCCGCGGCATGCCGCGCAGGCCGCGGATGGCGCGAGAAAAGTCGATCTTGCTGGCCACAAAGGGCAGCAGGAAGTTGAGGCTCAAGAGGTTGGGCAAGGCCATGGTGTTTGATGCTCCGGTGAAGTGGGTTTAAAGCGCGATCAAGCCAGCACCAGGTCGCCGTCTTGCAAGCGCCGCAGCAGCGTGGTGGTGACCGTCTGCGGCGTGGGCACCTCGGGCACGAAGCAGCCGCCGCTCTCGCTGTTGCGCAAGTGCTCCGAGCCGGCGGGAGCCTTGACGATCACGCTTTCGCCCAGGCGCAGCGCGGCCAGGTCCTGCGCCAGCGTGGGGGTCTTGTCTTTGGCCATTGGGGCGCTCCTATACAGGTTGAAATTGAACGTCTTCGGTCACGACCAGGTCCGGCACGCCCGAGCCTGGCGGCGCGGGCACGGCGCCCGGCTGCGTGTGATCGGTGATCTCCACGCGCAGCAGGTCGAACAACTCACCCGGCCGCACCGTGGGCTTGGGCGCCACGCATTGATCCCAGCTCACCAGCCACAGCGCCTGGCCCTGCTTGTCGATCGCGCGGCTGTAGAGGTTCTCGGCCGCCGGCTCAGCCTCGGCCGGCCCCAGATCCATCGCCAGCGCACCGTCATTGGGCCGCCAGTCGCGCAGCACCAGCGCCAGGCGCTCGGCCAGGCTCATGGCTTGCGCCATACGCAGCTCACGCTTGGCGTGTTTGGTCGCCACGAAGGCCGCAAGGCGCACGCGGCGCGCGTACTTGCCCGACACCCGGCCGCCTGTGCCCGCAGGCTGCCAGCCCAGCACGGTGATCAAGATCGCCGGACAGCTGTAGCTCAGCTGATCCATCTCGGCCGAGTTGAACTCGCCGCCATACACCTCGACTGTCGCGACGTCCTGGCGGGTGAAAGCGTCGCGCACCAGTGACTTGACCTGGTCGAGCAGGATCGCGCTCATGCTTGCGCCGCCTGAATGTCGGCGATCAGCAGATCGCCCAGCCGCTGTTCGTGCGTAGCCGTCATCCCCATCACCGGGCGCGCCGTCATCGTGAAGCGGTGACCCGGTCGACCCGTCTCGCCGCCGAAATGGTGGATGGCGGCATAGGCCAGCGGCGAGCCGATCTCGACCCCCGTGCCCACCAGTTGGTGGGTGTAGCTGTCGTAGAGGTGGTGCTTGGCAATCAGCGTTTTGCCCTTGCGATCCACTGCCGCCTGGCTCTGCGGCATGGCGCGGCCATCAAACAGCTGCTGCCCGTCCAGCGCATCCTGGATCTCGCCCAGCAGGTACTCGCCGATCTCACGCCGGACGCTGTCGAAGCGGCGAGCGTCGAGCAGGGCCAGACGCGCAAGATGGCGTGTGATTGGCGCGGCGTCGAAGCCGAGGGTGAGGACGGGGGCGGTCATTGCACGCACCCCGACAAGCCGTGCAGGCGGGCGCATTGGACGGGTGGGGCGTAGGCCGGAAGCATGCAGCTAGTGTCTGCATCCACTCGCAGAGCGTCTTGGTGAAGTGATTCACCAAGGCCGGTATCGCCTGAGGGCTATGCCGTTGCCTCGACCCGTTTCCAGTCCGCAGCGGAGAGGCCGCGGTCATCCAGATACAACGAGGTCATCTCTGCATGCTTGTGCCCCAACAGCGTCTGCACCGTTGCTGGCGCCATGCCCTCTGCGATGTAGGTCCTGGCGCTCAGGCTTCGGACCTCGTGCAGTGATGGCCACTCGAACTGCTTGTACGCCTGCGCGCCGAGCACCGCGACGATGTGCTCACGGAATCGCGCACTGAGTGAGGACATTTCGATAGGCCCGCCACCGACTTTGCGCAGCAACGTTTCGCCTGGCGCGCCGATACCGCGGCACAGCTCGATCACATCGCCGAGCGTCATGCCCGTGGCGGCCAGGCGCAGGGTCAGCGGTATGGCGACCCTGGCGCCGATCAGCTTGCGGGCCTTCTTTTGCTGCTCGACGCGCAGGTAGCCATCGACCACGTCGTCAAAGCGCATCTTCGCCAGGTCGGCCCGGCGCTGGCCAGTGTGCAGGGCCAGCAGCAACATGGCCGGCACCCAGCGTTGAGGCCCGGCCTTGCTGAGCGTCAGCATCGACTGCCACACATCCAGCGTGAGGCGCTTGCGAATGCCTGGCGCCCTGGGCGGCTTGACGTGCGCCGCAGGGCTGGTCTCTGCTGCGCCGTTGGCGATTGCTTCGGCATAGACATCTCGCAGCTCGCCGAGCACCCTGCCAGCCTTGTGAGGCGTGCAGAGCTTGAGCTTGGCTCCAATCTCGTGCGGCTTGATCGCCCTCAGTGGGCGCTCGCCCCAGACCGCCTCGATGTGCTTCAGGCAGGTCGACCGGTTCTTGATCGTCTGCTCGTGGTAGCCGCGCCGGCCGATGATCGCGCGGTACGTCACCAGCCACTCGGCAAGTGTCGGACCAGCGTCAAGCGCTGGAGCTGCAGCCGGCACCGCAGCCGGCGCCGCAGCCTGCCCGCGCAGCGCCGTCAACGCCAGGCGCAGCAGCTCTTCAAGCTCAGAAGCAGACAGAGGCATTCAGGGGCCGGGCGACTGGCAGGGGATGGGAATCAGTACTGGCGTTCTGGGTGAAAGCTGAAACAGACACCGGAGCCCGGCCCGCGCCAATCACTGACACTAGGAGGCGGACCGCCGAGCATCTCTGTCATCAGTTCCAAGCCCAGACTTTGCTCAGACAAGAATCGTCGAAAGACGAAGGCGCAGGCATCAGCCAACTGCAGCAGTGGCGCTTCATGTTTTCCTGCGAAGTTGACGGTATCTATGATGCGATCAACCGGACCACCGTCCGTCTGCGTGATGCGTCCAAGCGCCACTTCACGTTCTGTCGGAAGGACACGCCCCTGAACGACTATTGGCGGATAGCTAAGCCGCAACACCGCCTTCAGAAGTCTTCGCTTCTCGCGTACGTCCTCTGCAACAACAGTTGCCATCTCAGTGGCCGGCGTCCAGTCACGCACATACTTGTTCGCACGCTGAACGCACATGTTGAATGACATGGCATGGTGAAAGTCAACCGTATTGACGCCTGTCGCCTCGCGAGGCGTATAAGTACGGCGCATAGACCCGAATGCGATCGCCATTCCTGATCGCCGTGGAATCGATGCCACTGCAGCAATGAGTTTTTGACGAGCAAACCTGTCCCACGACGTACCGCGATACCCAGAGAAAACCTCTTTCGCGTGGAAATGGAAGTCCTGTCGAAGCTCAGTCGGAACGTATTCATCGAGCGTTTCGCGAAGAGACTGCTGAGCCGCCGACCATTGATCCCCATGCAGAATCACGCCTGCAACAACAGTCACGGGCTCTTTCGCAGATGTTCCGGCTTCGTCCATGTATATGAAATGCACTGGCGCTCCCAAAACCGCAGGTCCATTACCGCGGAAGCTGGCTAGCTTATCGGCAGCGAGAGCACGTACGCCATCAGAGGAACGTTCCTTGGGCAGCATCATTGCGTCGGCAAGGGGGATGGGAATCAGGCAAGGAACCCGAGCCGATACAGCGCCTCGGAGATTGCTCGAACCGCTGCGGGCCGCATGACCTCCTCGATGGCCAGCGGGCTCATGTGGAAATCATCCAGCGCGTACTTGTAGCCGGCCTTGTAGTTGTCCACGCCAGCGACAACCTCGAACATGGCCGAGAAGTCGCAAACAGTAACGCCAGTGGCGCCAGCAAAATCCAGGATGCGATCCCGCAGCCACACCCGCGCTGCGTGGTTGGCTGCCTGGTTGTTTGCAGTTCTCTGGTCCAGCGTAGGTGTGCACAGGATCGGGTATATGTTTCGAGCCCGGCACCACCGCATCAGTTCCAGGCCTTGCTGAAGTTGCGTGCGAACCATTGCATCG